TTACTCCTCCTTCACTTCTGGTATTCCTGCTACGCTGGTGAGCAGTGATACCACGCCTGATACAATTGCAGATGATACGACCAGCTTCCAATCCACAGACGATACCACAGCGGCAGTACCAATCACTGCAACGGCAGTCTGTGCCATCGTCTTAACGGCACGAATTCCGGCGGCTTTCATCCATTTTTCTGTGCTTACGCTTGGTTTTAATACACAATTCTTTAACATGTTATTCTCCTTCCTGTGGCTCTGTTGGTAGAGCCATCAATGCGTTATACAGTTGTGTTCCTACTCCGTTCCCATGAAGTGCGTGATACTGCTGGTACTCGTCCTCTAAGGACTGTTTTACATATACTGGACAATATCCGAGATCATCATGGTATTTGTTATACAAACGAATCAGATCGGCACGAAGCAATGCCCTGACTCCTTTGCGTGTGGCGATTACCTGCTTATATAAGCAAACTGTCACGCCCGCTAATGTGGTTAATAATTGCCAGTTATTTGACAAAAATTCAATCATATGTATTCCCTTCTTTATTATTATGCTTTAAGTATAACGCCCGTTCGGGTTGTGTTTGTACCAAGTTTCCATGAAACAGCAATTTAAATAGTAAATTTCAAATCATTAATCCGGATGGCATTACTAAAAATTTCTACTATGAAAAAAGTATTGGTAATGCAGGTGGATGGTTTAGATTTTTTAAAATTACTTATTTTTCGGAAACAGGGGCACAAGGAGCAAGTTATAACCATTTTAATGTCGCAATTAGTCAAGTTTTTAATAATGGATTAGGCGGCAATTGCAACTTTGATATTATTGAAGAATATGCAGACAATCCCTATATAATTCAAAGGTACAATACTCTTAGACAAATTAAAAAGTTTAGAATAGTACGCAGCGGAAATATTATTTACTTCGATTTTTATGCTAATGGCATTGATAATACTACAATAGTGCTTATAAATATTCCATTCTACAAAAAAGCATCAAATATATCTGAGGCATCTATTGTAAAATATCTTATTGTTCCAGATGTTTCTGACGGAGAAAAAATAATTAAAAATACTAATCTAACAACAAATAATTAACTTTACACTTTGCTGTAATTTTTAATACCTATGACAATAACATCCATCGAATCTCTCGTATTACTGATAGTAAACTTCCCGGAATAGGCCTCCAGTGTATCTTCTTTCGAATAAGCAATAGTCACTCCTATTTGCTCGTTTCCATTAACGAACGAGACTCTGCTTCTAATACTGTCTGACTGATAGCCAACGGTTGTCGCTATTAAAAAATGGCTTGCTAAATGCCCAACGAAAAAAATAATGCAATTCAAGCATGGAATAGTAATGCTTCCGTTTTTTGCAAGATTGTATTTTTTTAAAACCATTGGAGAGTTCTCAAAAGTTAAATTGCTGTTTGTTCTACGCAACTTTAAGATACGCCGCTTTTACTGATTCTTTGTTCACGTTGCAATAGATCATAGTTGTATCTATCTTGCTATGACCTAAAATTGCCTGTATATATTGTATTGGCAGTCCCCTTTTTGCTGCATTTGTTGCCATTGTCCGGCGAAAACGGTGCGGATGTACCTTTTCTACACCAGCTCTTCTTCCAATCTGGCAAACCAAATGCTCGATGCTACACTTTGACATCCCTGTCCCTCTTTTATTTAAAAATAACGGGGAAGATGCATTCCAACTTCGTTCTGCCAAATAGCGTTGTAAATAATACATTGCATTATCACTTATATATACAGTACGTTCTTTATTCCCCTTTCCCAGTACTGTGCACTCTCCTGTTCGGAAATCTATATTTTCCATGCGTAAATGAGCCACTTCTGAAACACGACAACCTGTGGAAAGCATAAACTCCACCAGTGCCTTTTCTCTCGAAGTCTTCAGGCAGTCCCGGATTTTCTCCATTTCCGCAGCAGAAAATGGCTTCTTATCTACTTTTTTCTGTTTGATGCGCTTGATTCGCAACATTGGATTCTTAGAAATAATCTCTTCTGCTGTCAACCATGCAAAGAACGTAGACAGAAATCGCCGCTTATTATCTACCGTTACGGAGCTCACTTTGTGCGTACTCTGATATTTAGCAAGATGAAAACGAATGTCATTTGTTCGGATTTCCGCAAAATCTTTTGGAATATCTTCGAGAAGTTTCACAACCGCATCCCTGTATTGTTCCAGTGTACGATCAGAGTGCCCTTCCAAGCGCATAGATGCTATATAAGTTTTGAGGATCTTCTCGTTTTCCTGCTCATTAACCGGCACTAAATCCGTACACTGCTCCACTACTTCATATTTACAAAAAAGAGCAGTCAATGCGATATCCACTTCATTGATCTGCTCTTTATCCATCTTCTTATCCAGTATTGCCAGCAATTCTGTACGAAACTTTTCTTCCATTGCAATCTCCTATCCTATATGGTTTTCTTTCCATTATAGGACAAAGCAATTATTTTGGGGCATATTCCTCACCGGTAATTTCTTTGTACTCCTCTTCCGTGATCCACTTTCCAACTGCATTTTGCACACGCGCTTTGCTCCAATATCCGCGATCGTAATATTCTTTTACCTTGTTATAATTCTTACTCATCTAAACTTACCTCCATCTGCATTGCCATATAGTCAAGATCTGCTCTCTGCTTTTCGATGCTATCTGTGTTTGCTTCTGTTTTTACCACATTTTCCTCTAAATCCACAGATACTGCCGTAATACGCATCTCTGTATCATCTACTTCTTTTTCAAGGATAACCGTCTTTTCTTCTCTCTGCAGCTCTATTTTTTCAAGGACAACATATCCAGGAATCACAGATGTCAATACATCCTCGTCTGAATAGATCTCTAATCTCGAAAGGCTATTCTTGTCAGAAAAAATGGTCTGCAATTTTTCACAGGTTTCTTCATTATTAAATACAATATGTAGTTTTCCTTCTTTGTGGTTAGCATCTACTATGTTATAAATGCTCTTTTTTGTCTTTAATTTCATATTTTTCCTTCTTTCTTAATCAAATTTACGAGTTACAATTAAAATCAAACAGCAATTTAAATGACGTAAATAATTTTAAAGTCAGAAAAGTTATTGATAATTGGTCTTCATCGTCGCAAGTATCTGGTGGTTGTGGGATATACAAAATAAACACAATAGAAGATAAATTCTATAATTTGATATCTAAGAACGTAACAACTTTTAAAAATGTTGGCGATTACACACTTATGATATTTTCGTGGAATGGCTTAGAAACTTTAAACTATAGCTCTGGGTTGCTTACAAGTCCACGAAGTACTACTTTTTGTTTTGTACAAGTTTGGGATGGGGACTTTATTCTATACGATGTTTAGTTTTATTCTGGAAAGAGTATTATTAAGAAATAACATTCCAATCCTGCCAATTTCCCGAATCTTTGACACGAACGGCTAATTTTCCATTGTATTGTGAAGCTATAGCTACACCTATTTGAACCGCATAGCCACTACCTAGCTCAACAAATGGAATTGTTAAAAGTATCGTGTGGAAATTTGGAAACGGATTATTGGTAGAAGTATCATAATTGCTGTTCGGTGGCATACGTGCAATTCCAGGGTCAGCGTTGTTCGCATCTTTTGTTTCTTTAATCGCATAAAATACAGTATTTAAATTGCTGTTTATTTGCGCAATACTTGCAGCCATCGTCCCCTCTATGTTCGGATTCGCCTGCCGCGCGTCTAGTGCACTCCCGGGTTCTGTGGTGGTATTGTTGTTCACTATTGCCGGTTTTCCATCCAGGTCATTGTATTTCCCCGAAAATGCAACCGTCTTTAAATCTGCAAAAAACTTTGCAATCTTTCCAAGAATCTTCGGCATTTTCTCCTTGGATGCTATGTTTTCTCTTTTTGCTGCTACTGTAAACTCCGGCTCCTGTAATGCATCTGTTGCATTTTCCCTTGTTTTCATCTGTTCATCAATCTTTTTCAGATTGGCATTCACAACATCCACATCGTAATCATCCTGTGGATCATCCATCTGCAGATCATAGTATTTTGTTTTTGTCATGGCAAAACCTCCTCTTTCAATTGCCTGTGCGTATAGCTATGTAACTGTGCATGCGTAAATTTATGCAAAACTGCATGTGTATTATAAATAAGAAGAACTTTGTAGCATATATCCTCTGGTGACATACGCCGGATCAGTTCTTCAACAACTCCGACACGATCCGCTACATTCAATTTCAGATGCACGAGTATGTAATAATGCTCCTCATCTGAATACAGATCATAATTGTTTTCTCCTAGGCTGGCATTTAAACATTTTACAAGTGTCGGATGCGTATACGGTATCCGTTCATTCCACCGCATTGACACACGCGACCGACGGAGTTCTAAATTTTCACCAGCACCTGGAATGATATGTAAGATTCTTTCGAACCGCTCGATGCCTTCTGCATCTGAAGTCTCTATGAATGCATTTCGTAATATTTTAGTAGTATCCATGTTAAGAGCCGCCACCTGCTTATCCTCGCTCTGCATCAATTGCTTCATTTCTTCAAACTGTTGCATAAACGGAGGCAGATAATCAATCATTTTTTTAGCCACTTACATCACCCCTTACCGGAATTGCATCTTCATCCAATGTTACATTTTCAGATGCACCATTCAGTTTCACATCTGTAATATCCAATATCCCATCAATCAGAAGCAACCGGGATTCAATCTGGCTCTTGCGCACCACCAGGTTATCTTCATTACTCCAATCAGCAGAAAGTTCTGTAAAATACCCATCTATTGTCGACTGCATATCGGATTTCAAGGATTCAAATGAATATCCATTCTTATAAACCGCGGTAACCGCCACAGCAACAGGAACTTCTTTCACTCCCATAACCTTTACCACATGCCCAATAGGTGCCAGACCATATCCATCTCCTGTCTTATCATCCGGATCTACATCATTTTGTACTTTCTTCACTAATGTAGCTGATGGAGCTTTAAACTCTGATGATATGATATACACTCGAACAGTGCCACCCACTGTAAGAAGTTTATTTTTTGCAGCATCATGTACCGCTTTCAACCATGCAAATACTTCCGTTCCAACGGTTTCCGCAGACTGCTTTCCAATCCACTCCGTAACTGCTGTAACAGGAATAAACTTTGCCGGATCATATCCTTTTTCCCACATCCGGATAACTTTGCATGCACCAACTCCATCAATGGCCGATACACGTTCCTTATAATCCGGATTGTTGCCACAAAAGCTTGTACTAGAAAATCCCTCGTAATAACGTTCACGGAAATCTTCCACATCTTCCTCATCCTCACCGGGGATCAAAACCTCTGTAAGTTCCGCTGATTCCATATCATTCAGATCATTCTTTGTTTCAATCGTAAGCAATGTTCCCAGCTGCTGGTTTCCAACAATACCGGCAGTCTCACATGTTACCTGGTACTCTCCGGTTGCTTTATCCATTACAGATGTTACCTCATAGTTCAAATCTCCGAGATTAAAACGATCACCAATGGAAATATCTGTATCTGACGGTTTTACCACCATTTTACATATCGCATTCGTTTCTTCCTTTGGATAAATTCCGTTTTCTGCTGCTCGTTTGATTAAATAATAGTAGGATGCTGTATCTGCATATACTTCATTCACAATCATATCCATGTCTATGTACGCTTGCGCAAGCTCCATAGCCATCGGAGCAATCGCATCGTAAATCACAGATCCTTCACGCTTGTCCAGCTTATCACTCACCTGCGAAAGCATTTCTTCCATAATGGAATCAAAATCTTTATTCTCAAACACTAATATCCCACCTCCGTTTCCAATCCGCTTACTTTATCACCTTCTGCTGTAATTACAGAAAATGTAACATGCAGGGCTTTCTTTCCAACCGGTTCCATTTCAAAATCTGTACAGGAATCAAAACGATCATCTGCAGTAATTGCATCCGTAATCCTCAGTGGCAGTTCTGACATAACATAAGATAGAGACTTCCCCCTCAGATCCTGAAACTCCACTCCATAATTCCATGAATAAATTACATTTTCATATCGCTCTGTGTTCAAAATTTTCAATATTGCCTGCCGGTTTGCATCTTCTCCATCTGCTTTGCCAAGAAAAATTCTTGAATCTTTCTCAATGGTTCCTATCTGCATTGCATATGTAAGAGACGGATCATTTTCCACTTCAAAGCCGGTCATATCATCTTCTTCATCGTCATCATCATAATTTGTCGGGATCATTCCTTCACCACCTTGTCTATTACCACAAACTCCTGACCGCCGCTTTTGCGCATCATCAACACTTCATCCCCAGCTTTTAAGGAATTGTGAATCATAATCTTTACATTTTCCAACACAATGTCATCACCAGCTCCGCCCGATCGGTCCTTCGTTTTCCATCCATACTCTTTCTTAATTGTTACTTCAACCTCATGGTCCGTCATGCTTTGTGGCACCACCAAAAATTCTTCTCCAATTTCAAAAGAGTTTGTAATTTTCACTTTCAGAGGATCTTCGCTGGTAACCACACCGGTCACATAATCACACATCTTTGCAGCCCGTACCGCATCCATTGCAATCTTCTTAATCAACTGCACCAGATTTCCGCTACTCACTAAAATCACCCCCAGACAAAACCAGGTCCATTGTATATTCACAATTTTTAAATGTGTGTGTCACTTTCTCTACCAGCATATAATTCGCAATTTTCAGATCTCCCAAATCAAGTATGACTGGCACAAGCGATCCTCCACGCACTTTACTGTTTCCAATCACACCTGATATGGTAAGTGTACGCTTCTCATGGCTATACAATTTCAATAATGCCTGTGCTTTCAGCTTTCCAATATCCGGACTATTGATCTCATCCGTAAACTGCAACGTTCCCCATTTTGCGATTTTCTTATTGTCACGTACCAGATAAATTCCATAACTGGTTCCAGTATTTTGACTTGTTGATGTCTTTGTACTTCCTTTTTTCTTCTTACTGGATTTCTTTTTCTTATAGATCAACTTGATCTGGTTATACACATCCGTATCAATCGTTGTTTTGTAGGAATAATCTTCTCCTGTTTCCGCATCTACCAGACAGGTATTTACCTTCATCTTTGCCACATCAGTCAGGCACAATTTTCCAATATTATCATAAAAAACATATGTCTTTCCTTTTACCATTAAAGTATCATCCAACGCGTTTTGAATCATATCGAACAATGCCGTATTGTCCTCAACCGCTGATCTGCGCCACCCTGTCTTTGCCAGTGTGCCGCATTTTAACAGGAAGCGCTTTGCAATAATCCGAATTACTTCATCTGCTGTTTTTTTACTATAGATAAGTGTGTCTTTGTTTTTCAGATACCTAAGCTGATCATATACGGTATACGATGCCATTCCATCTTTCTTAACTTCTTTCGTGAAAACAAAGCCATAGAAAAACTTCTTAGCGTCCACAGTGACAAGAACTTCATTTCCCATGCCTATGGAAAATCCTTTTTCAACTTTTGCTGTGAAAGTAAATTTGCCAGGTGTGCTGTCTCTTTCCCATACAACCTTTGCTCCATCTTCCACTGGTACTGTAAATTTCTTTTTCCCATTATTTACAGTAATCATTACATTGCCATTCGGTATTTTTCCCGTTTCTGCTTCATCGGCTTTTATTGTTTCCGCTTTTGCCTCATGACGCGATAATATTTTCTGCAGATATTGCAATTCTTTCTTGGAATCCTTTTTTTCACCAGAACCGGATGAATTATTTCCAGTATTTACATATTTTGGCGTGCCATAACCGGTAATTGTGGCATTATTCAAAGAATATGTCCGCCGCGCTACCTTATCGGATGTATTTCCTTCAATAGTATGTAACTGGCCACCACTAACACTTTCAACAATTCCTACATGGCTGCGGCCTGTTTTAAAATAAACAATATCCCCTCTTTTTGGCGTGTACTTCCCTTTATACTTAAACTGTCCTTTCTTTTGATACCACTGCATACCATAAGCTACGGATGCCGTTTTCGGAACAATGGAAGTAGATACCCCGGCTTCATGCGCACACCATGAAACAAACGAATGGCACCATGCAGCACCATTCGCTCCTGTATATACTCCATATTTGGTTTTATTGCTTCCCTGCTCCAGGTACCCGATCTCGCCAATCGCTACATCAACGATATCTTTCATCAGCTACCACCTCCCGGAAGTTTCAATACCGTTCCTGCATACAAATAATGACCATTCGATGATGATTTTCGTCCATGCTTACGAGCTGCATCCTCAATCGTTTTTTGATTCAATTGATATATTTTCTTCCACGCAGACGCATTATTAAGTTGCTTTTTGGCAATTTTCATCAAAGTATCACCTGATTTTACTTTATATGTACTTGCAACTTCTTTTGTTTGTTTCCGATTTTTTTTGACTGTTACAACAGCTTTTTTCTTTCCGGATTTTGTTTTCTTTTTTTTGATTACAAGTTTTTTTGCTCCCCAATGGCGATATTCTTTCATTGACAGCTTGATGCATACATCCATTCCATATTTGTCAGCATCCTCTATAATTTCATAGGATTCAATTGACACATCCATTGTAGTATCCCATAGTAGCTGATTTGTCCGATGTTCATAGCGCAGCATCTTAAACTGCACTGGCTTTTTCTCAGTGACCCATTTTTTTAATAAATCCGTGTAATATGCAGGTCGCGTTTCTGTCTTTGGCTGTGCAAATGGATATTTCTGCGTTGGCAAGAGCAACTCGTCAATTGTTATATCTGACAATCCAGGCGATTTCAAAACGTTGACCTCACTCTCATTGATAAGTGACACTGTCGAATTACTTCCATTGATTTTAATGTCCAGCTTTCCCGGTGTGACCGGAAAGAGAACGCCTCCTAAATACATTTCATACATTAGTGTTCTCCTTCCGCTGCTGAATTCATTTCTTCCTCTACTTTACTTCTCAAATGTTCCACCACTCCATCAATGTCCATATCACTACTGATATTATTATGGTTGATCATCTCAACCTTGATCTGTGCTGTCGTAAATTTATTCACATACTCACGATCTGCAATATCTCTCAGGTACTTCAGATCCTCGCTGGATGCAGATAATGTATTAGCTGTTTTGGCGGTATTCTTTGCAGTGTCTGCTGTATTTGCTGCTGTTGCCGCGTTGCTGGATGCAAGCGCATTTGGATAATTATTTGCACTTGGAATATTCGTGGCTTTTGATGATATTGTATTCTTTATTTTACTGGTTACACCATCGCCCCATGCTGCTCCGGCAGTATATGCATCTTTGGCCCATCCACTTTGATAGACATCATACGTTTTTATTCCTTTATTAAATGCATCTGTTACGCTGGTATAATCTTTTGTATTTCCGGCAGCTGCAGCCGCTTTTGATGCATAATTATCTGCGGCACTCGTAATGCCGCTATAATCAAATTCGACAAAAGGCAGCTTGTTAAGCGCGGAACAAATACCAGATACTACAGTAAGTGCTGTAGACAGCATGTTATACCAACGAGTTTGAACATGACTTATGGAATTGTGAAAAGCAGTTTCAACATTGGTTGCACATGCCCCTGCCGCATTCCATATTCCAATAAAAACATCTGCAACTGATAATCCCAAATTTTTAAAATACTGAATAGCCACATTTACGCTTCCCGTTACAACACCAAAAGCCGACTGTGCAATGTGTCCAGCTCCTGAAAAATGATTACATAACGCAACCAACACAATGATCAATGCCATAATTCCAACAACTATCCATGTTAACGGGCAAGACAACATTGCAGTATTTAGCCCGTACTGTGCCGCGGTTGCAGCCGCAGTTGCACTTGCTTCTGTTCCTGTTGCTACTGCGTGCGCATATGATGCAACACACATTGTAATCTTAATTCCTGTTGATATCATATCTATTGCGTTCGTAATACCAACATAAGTTGCATAAGCCGCTAATGCTGCAACCACACCATAAACAACAGGACCAATAATTTGCCAGTTGTCTTGTACAAAGGTTCCTATTGATCCAATTCCTTCAAATATATCAAGTACCACACCTGCTACTACTGCAAGATCATTTATTGCATTTGTAGCAAACTCCTGAAACCCGTCTGTATTTGCCAAATCATTAAGTCTCTGTAAAACCGGCTGAAATGCCATAGTGGCGTCATTTTGAAATACCGTCCACATCTGTCCCCATGTCATTGGCATATTTTCAAAATTAGCATTTATCTCATCAGTCGCAGCAAATACCGCCTGCTTCACAACATCAGCCGACAGTTCCCCATCTTGTGCCATGCTTCGAATCTTACCGATTGGAACATTAAGATAATCTGCAATATTCTGAATCAGATTCGGTGCCTGCTCAAAAATACTGTTTAACTCATCACCTCGAAGTACACCAGAGCCCAGCGCCTGTGATAACTGCAATTCTGCATTTGCTGCTTCCTGCGTAGACGCTCCCGCAATTGTCATCTGCTTTTGGACTAAATTTGCGAACTGGACAACTTCTGCACTGGAACTAAATGCATCTTTCGCATTATTACCAAATCGGGCAACTACACTTGCCATATCTCCTAATGATCCTCTGGCATCGTTTGCAGCCACATAAACCATGTTGTACAAATCGGCCGTACTCTGCAATCCGTCATTCATCATATTTAATCTGGAAGTGGTCTGTGTGATCTCATCCGATGTCTGCAAAATTTTTCCAGCCGTCTGAATACTCAGGTACGCCCCTGCCATTCGTTTAATTGCCGAAACTAAATTCGATGATTCACTTGCACCGTTTTGCAATGACTGATTAAATTGTTCCTGTCTTCGAATATTATCATTGATCGGACTACTCGCCTGTTGCATTGTTTGATTGAATTCTTCCGCAGCTACAGTTGCCTGTGCAATTTCATTCCGGGCGGCTTCCAATGATGTAGTATCCACACCAGAATTCATTGCCTGGTTCATATCATAAATCGAAGAAATTGCCATATTGACAGAACTGATTATATGCATAAGGGGAGCACTAAAGTTATCCGCCAATTGTATTCCTGTTGTTATGTAAGCCATACCATCACCGTCCTTCTGCTTCCCTTGCTATCCTCTTTGCTTCTTTCTTTTCCGCTTCAATCCTTATATCTATACAAGCAATAATAAAAGCCTTTTCTTCGTCCTCTAAAGCAACCCACTGGGAAGGGAGAATGTGAAGCTTGTGCAATGCATAATATGCATAGTTAGACTCCACATCCCCTTCCTCAATTAGTTTTTTGCCTGTTTAGTCTTATCTTCTAAAGTTTCAAACCCCTGAAAATTTTGAACCCATGCAGAAAGATCCTGATATTCTCCCGGATTGTCGATCATGGCATAAAGCAGCTCTCCCGGTGTCTTTACCCCATAGGAATCCTGCAGTTCCTTGTTGTAAAGATCTGGATCAACAATACTTTCTGCAATCAACGCATTGATGTATGCTGATGTATCTAATTTCGGGCGGAACATATTCGGTTTTCCTGCTACCGGAACCTCTTTCGTATAGCTTTCGCGGATTACTTCGTTTCGTTTTGAAGTAATCGGGCGAAACTCAAACTCCAAAGGCTTTCCATTTTCATCCACAAACGCTTTCGATGGTGCATACTTCCCGTTCTCTCTTTTAATTTTGTTTTTTGCTAAAAATCTGCTTAAATTTGACATACATTGTCTCCTTTCTTCCTATGAAAAATCCCCTCATGCCAGACACATAAGGGGCAATATTACGCTGCAAGTCCAATAATTTCCTGAAACTCTTTCGGCATATCAAAATCATCAAATGTGAAGCTAACATCCTCGTCCAGATATGAGTCAGAAGATGCATCAAATTTCGCAAGCACTCCACTGTCAATGTTGCACTGTAAAAGAGTGATTGTCTGAGACCCTGCAGCACTGGATGGATCATCATTCGTGATCTGAATTTCGAAATAGACATCCTCACCAGTGTTTTTAAAATCAAGCATCATTTTACGGAAAATGCTCGTATTATAATGTATTGTACAAGATCCGGTTCCTTCCCATGATACCGACTTATTTCCCTTTCCTGTCTTGCCAAGAGTTGGAACCTTTGCCTTGTTCTTCTTGAAATTCGCTTCAAGCTTGATTGCGGTCATCAGATTGTATCTACGTTCACCAATTGTCACGTAGCACTCTGCAAGAGCTGCAGAGATAGAATCCTTTGCAAGCATCACATTATTCATTTATACTTCACCCCCTTATTTCACTACTGTAGTCATGTACATAATACTCATGGCATTTACAACTTCAACCGTATTATTAACGACTACCGATTTCTTTGATTCTCCCTGTTCCACGGTGACATTATCCCGCTTGAAATTCTCAATAGCCCGCAAATTCTGTAATTTTTCACGGATCTCGCACAGCCCACTTTTCAAACTGTTCCGCCCTGGATCATCATTTGGGAACTTCCCACGGAACCGTGTCTTAAAGAGCAGAGCATCATCATTTGCAAGCTGGTCTACAACCCTGATTGTCTGATTGTCGCAAAAAAATTCGTTGCAATCTTCCGTGATGGTTATGTGTGTATTGATATCACTTAGAATCTCAATTTCATCATCATTTCTATCAAACACAAGCTGTCCCTTTTTGATATAATCTTCCAGATCATTGTCAATTGGCTCAATGGAAAATTCACCATCGTACACTCTGCCCTCGCAGGACTTATTCACCGCAGTGGAGCATTCCACCCCGGTAAGCCAATATACAGCGGATGCTTCCGGCCAGCCCTCGTCCGTCGTTTTATTCGGTGTGGAAATAACTCCCATATAGTCAGCATCCGACTTGTAAAGCACAAGCTGAAACTTCTTACCAACTTCATCACGCATACGCTTTACATATGCCACATACAGCCTCTTGGTCACCTCATCTGTAACCACAACGCCCATCGTATTAAATCCGTAGGCTTCTGCCTTTGCCAGATACTCCGCATGCGCATCGCCATTGACGACACCATTCGTTCCACCAGACAGTGCTGCCGATGCAACTGCTGCAAGTTCCAACGTATCTGTTTTAAATGTCACAAAGTCATTATCTTTCAGATCAGCCGCTTTTTTTACATTCTGTACTTCAATTCTGGACGTATCAAGATATGTAGTTACATTCCACGACTCTGGATCATCCACGTCCTTTGCTATGGAGATCCTGATCGCATTGCCGCGTGTCCCCGTGTGCTTAGCTGTAGCATAATCATTGGACGCTTTTGTCCCGCCGCCGTTTAACCGGTATGCATACAGCACCAAGGTTCCGCCAGCAAACAGATCTCGCAGTCCTTTCATCTTATCGTCGGTATAACTATATCCGAATATCTTTTTCGAATACTTCTGCATATCCGCTGTAGTAACCTTAAAAACCGTATCATCCGGTCCCCAGTCAAGTTCCAGCGGCATTGTGGCAATACCACGGTCAGACAATGCCGCAGATGCAATCCCCGCACTTACGACATTGATATACGCGCCCGGAAGCACTTTGTTCTGGGTTATCCATGTTCCTCCGCCAAATGCCATTTACTTCACTTCCTTTCTCAGATAATCACCGGTGATCTTATCCACCTGCGCAATCGTATATGTTTTTCCATCTTCCAGCAACGCTTCCAGCAGATCCCGCTGTTTCTTATAGCGTTTGGATTCTGCCAGCTGCTGCTTTGTAAATACATCAGCAGATGCCTGCGGTTTTACTTCTGGCTTTGTATCGCCCATATTGTTCACCTATCCTTTCAAATGTAATATTGTTGTAATGGTTTCCATAAGAGGAGCCGGAGTCTCTACCTTGCGGACGAAATAATTGTAATTTGCAAAGAAATTCAGCACTCCGTCTGTAATCTCATGATGCATGTCCGTCCCTCGTACCGGCCTGTCTGCATCCAAAGGCGTAATATTCTCCAACGCCCATAACATACGGTCAGCTACATCGCGGCATTCACTATTCGGATTGTCCTCCGATTCCGGGAAATACTGTATACAAAATGGATTGTCCATCAAATACCGTTTGGATGGGAAATCTGTCTTGGATGGATTTAAGAGGGTAATAAAAAAGCAAGGCTCTTTCAAGTCCTGCTTTATTTTCTCTGTATAAATTTCATAATCATCCCCAAACTCTTCGTTCAGGGCAATTGCTATCCCAACTATCACGTTGTTAAGCATTAAATACACCTCCCAAGAACTCTTCCAGCCTCTTTTCCAGTAACCCAGGAGCCATACGTTTGATTTCATTTTCAGAAATAGTCATCATAAACTGCCCTTTAACCCATCCGTTATGGTTTGCTGTTCGATGTCCGAATTCTACAAAACTCGCATACTCAGTTGGATTCGTAATTTTAATAATGTACTGGTTCCCTGATTTTGTAACTTGAATGCTATCAACAGCCGCCTGTACTCCTTCTTTATTACCTGCAGTCCACCCTCTTCGAAGAGTACCACCAACCTTACCTGAACTTGCTGGATATTTTCCTACAGGTGTCCTTTTGATTACCTTTGTGAGCAATCTGGCCGCAAGTTCCTTTGCACATGATTTGCAAAAAGAATTCCTTGTAGCCTCGCTGCCTGCCAATCTATTCAAATTTTCCTGAAACTTCACCAACTCCAGCATATCCACGCTTCCCATTCCCATCATGCATACCTCTCTGATAATTGCAACACTATCTCCTGATGTGTCGGATATACTGCTGCCACGCTGCCACATTCATACGTCCGTGTTCTTCCTGCCTGTGTCACCGTGATTCTGGCTCCCGGCTTGATCTGTACATCCGGGGATAAAAACAGCTTTGTGACCTGTGCGGTCTTTGCCGCCGATTCCGTCTGATCCACCGCACTGACGCTGGAATATGACAGCCGGCATGGTTCATCTTCCAGTACCACCGCATCTTTTTCCGTGGTAATCTTTGTTTTGGGATCCTTTACTTTCTGACGCTCCATAACGGTGCATCTGCCATTGTATGTGGCTTCCTGCGCTTTCCTTGCAAGTGCCTGCGCCTGTTTGATTGCATCCGCGATCATTTCCATGCCACCTTTCTGTATCGGTTCAATGAGGACTTATAATTTTTCAGCACTGTGTCCTTGAAATTATCATCCACATACTGCCGGAATGATGTAGATGTATCACCCTCGGAAATAGAGGAAACCGAACCAATGGCTCCCGTCTCACTCCCGATATTTTCATTCCGGTACAGATCCATCGCCATGCGGTAGCCGGTGTTCACCAGTCCAGCCGGCATTTCCCCCACATGACAATAGTTCTTGATGGTTTCCTCCACATCCTCAATGACAAATTCAAGCACCGGATCCTTGGAATCATCCTCAATTCCAAGGAGTGCCTTTAACTTTGCCAGCTCCATAGGCTACCCGATCTTGTGCTTGATCGCTACGATTCTAAGCTGCTTTGGCTCGTATACCGGATTCCAGTTCTCTGCCATTGCAAGCTCTGCTCTTGTTGGTGTCTCCACATGTTCACGCTTTGCTCCGGTGTATGCGATTCCTCTCGGATGCAGGATAAACGCCCTACGGTTAATCAGATAATCAATACCACCACCGGTCTGTTTGTCACGATCAACCTCTGTTGCTACATGACCGACCGGAGAACCATTTCCATATGCGATTGCTCCATTTCCAAACAGATATGTGGTATACACACCATTTTTAGCATCCACCGGGCAACCATCATCCACGGTCACACGTCTGCCCTGGTAGGTGTCAAACTCAACATCTGTAGAATCACGCTCGGTCTCAATCAGGTTCAGTTTTTTCAGATAAGACTTGGTCGCAGAGTGCATTGCTACGCCGGATAACTGCGCCTGTGCATCACCAAGAAGCTGGCACGCATCGATAAATGCAGATGCACTGATCTGCTTTGCGGCATCCGTCTTTCCAATAGTCAGATCAAGGATATGATCCGCCATTCTGGTCTCTGCCGCCGGTGTTCCACTATCTCCCGCGGTAGTGGTTCCAAACACACCGGACAGGATCGCGATCAACTCTTTCTGCATATCTCTCGCCCAGTAACCAGCTACCAGATCACCGATCGCTTTCATCGGATCTGCTCCTGCAAGTGCTGCAGAAAGATTACTTGCTCCCCACATATTCTGACGGAGGATGGTTGTAGATACATCCTTGTTGGAGCCAATTTTCTTCGGTGTCATTTTTACGTCTTCAAGGATTGCTTCGGATTCTCCCTGTAAATCCTCAAAAAACGGCATGTTGTGTGTTCTTGCCGCTTCGGATGCAAGCGTATCAAATTCCGGGCTGTTTACCACGATCCCCGACTGGAAAAACGCGGACAACTCCATTGTTCTGTTGATTACATACCGGTTAAACAGTTCCGGTACGATCACGTCTGCAATTTTTGTAATTGCCATAAATCATCTTCCTTTCATACTGTTATAATGTTACTCCGGCGGCTGCGGCCAGTGCCTTTGCCTGCTCCGGATTGGATTTTAAAAGTTCACCCTGTTTGGTCAGATTGAACGTCTCTTTTGCAAATGGGTTCGCAGTTCCTGCGCCGCCGAAGCCACCCTGTGGATGATACGGTGGCTTCGGCTGTTCCTGTTTGAACAGATGTGCCATTGTCTTATCTTCCTTATACGGTTTTACTGCATCCTCTACACCAACCGGTTTACCTTCCTTGTCAAATGTGAACTTGTCAAGCCCACCAGCTTTGTAGATCAGATAATCCGGATCAAGCACGCCCTGTTTTGCAAGGGAATCTTTCAGCGCGTAGGTCTTTGTGATCTGCTCATTGGCTGTCTGCTGCTTTTTGAGTTCTCCCTGCAAATTGGTAATTGTTGTCTGCAGCGTCTCGTTGTCTGCATTGTTCTTTTTTAATTCTCCAATCGTAGTATTGAGCGTTTTGATCTGACCGGCAAGATTCTCTTTTTCTGCCACGGCGGTATCATACTTACCTTTGTCAACATACTGACCAGATCCAAGATCTGCGATTTTCACCTGCTTCTCCTTATTCTCCGGCTTTCCGTTATAGGCATTGACGGTATCAGACACCTGCTTATAGAGATCCTCGCCTAAAATGTCTTTTAAAAATTCCATAGTTTCCTTTCCTGCACCGTTTTTAAGCGTGGTGTCTCCACAGCAGTATGCAGTTTTGATGCCATGCATAAGGGCAAATTGCCGCAGTTTAAACGTCATAAGGCTTTCGGACAATATAAAAACAGAACCCCGGAGGAACTTACTTAGCGTCACCTCTGCGCTGTTCTGTTCATAAATTTCCGGTTGCCCTGTTATTACCTATTTTTGAGCACAAAAATACCACCATATCATTTCTGACTGGTGGTATCTAAAATTTTACATCTCAAGCATCTTCCGGATCAGTTCCAGATCTGTCACTTCAAGTGTCACAGTTCCTTTCAACGGATCTATATCTTCAAAACGAAGTCCTGAGAAAATCAGTCTTTCACAAGACTGCTCCCCCTGCACATCTCCAACTGCTTCATATACTTTTCCTGCATTAAACTCATCATCTGTCTGATATTCAATATTCTGACATAAAATGAATGATGCATAGATTTTCTTTTCTCCTTTACACCTTCTACCAAGAACAGGTGTCATACTCTGGTGCTCTGTGATCTCTATTTTCCCAGCAAATTGTGCAAGCGGAAATCGTCTGCCAGCTGTGATCACATTCAATGATGCGTTTTGAACATCTAATGTTTTTATAAGTTTCACCATACTATCACCCCTGCTTTTCTTCAAAATGCGGACATTTTACATTTTTTCCATTCCAAATTTCAGATGGAAGATTTTTGGGATAAGCATCACAATATTTTGAAAAATCGTTTCTTGAGCCTCTGTATTTACTGCAGTTCAAACATACGCAAAACAGATTCAGCTTATATCTATCTATTTCATATGGTTTATATTTGCTCATGACAATTACCGCCTTTCAAATCTAGGTTTGACATTATATATTTCATACAATCTTTCCCAAGCAGCCTCTCCAAGTAATATGATCGCATCCTCTTTTTTCATTCCATGTTTCACTTCATCATAATATTTATCTTGTAATTCATATATAATTTCGTCATATGTATCACTAAATGTCTTGAAATCTGGAAGTTTTTCTACCTGTTCATTATATTCTAACACATATGTACCGTTTTCCCCACAGGTTCTGAAACTTTTGACTTTATAATTTACCAACAGATACAGATCCTCCGGTGATGGTGGCGTACTCATTGGATGATTATGGGTAACATCTTTTCCCTTCATCATTTTAAGCTGGTATTTTGTAAATTCTATAGTATCTTCATTTCCAAGCTGACAATTTACTGCTTTCCCATTATCAAATATAACTCCAACCTCATGATCAAATTTGCAGATTTCCGACTCAACCGTATCCACATTTTTACCCTTGAAATCATAATAGTTCGGATTTCTTTTATTATTGTTTGTCATAATCCCCAACCGGTCTTTCGCCGCATTGTTACCATCTGCAAAAGAGGATTTCCACTCTTCATATGTCATATTGCCCGGTACATAATACGTTTTCCCGTCCTCACCACGCGCCGCACGTTCTCCCGGTACTCCAAAATCATCTTCGAAGTATGGGCAGGTGCACCCGCGGCAATTCGGATGGAATGGCGGAGCTGTCACACCAATTTCATACTGGCTCATTGGAAAATGCTGCCCGTCCATAGAACCACAAAGGCTACATGTAAAACTATCTAATGTTTCCAATACTTCAAACTGTTCCACACCAAGTTCTGCAAAACAATCCTTTTGCGCTGCATTGGAAAAAGCCGCCTGTTCTGTCATAACCAAGCGGCCCGCGTTCTGTTTTGATACATTCATCTTCCGTGCCAGGGCATCAATCGTCTTCTGCGGATCAGCCCCGGTGATGATATTCTGTACCATGGTGGCGTTCAATTCATTGACCAGCTTCTGTTTGTTCGTCCAGATCCGTTCTGAAAACGTTTGCCCGTCTGCCGCCCAAGGCTTATGGACCACTGTATCAATCAGCCGGTCATTCGGAGATGCAAAACTCCATCCGGTTCCAATCCCCTTCTGAATTTCATAGGCAGTATGGAGAAACCCAGATTGATAAACATCACGGATTGTAGAATCAACACTATCAATCTGATTACCGAACATCACTTCCAATGACTGCTGCATTTGAAGCTTCAATGTCTCCAGCCGATTGATGTGTACTTTTGCGGAAGCATTTTCCAGTTCCTTCATCCACTGTCCATTGATAGCATTTTCTTTTCCATACCGTATGTACTGCTCGACATCCCATTTCAGTTCATCCAATTCACTGGAATTTAATAACCGGCGTGCTTCCACAAGAGAAATCTCGTTATTATTTGCAAAGCGCTGATACCACGCATTGATTTTCGCTTCCATCTGCCGCTGCGCTACGAGATATTGCTTTTCGATATCCGCGTAGCACCGCAGGCCTTGCTGATGCTGGGATTCCTCTATCTGTTTGAAGCGTTTTTTCCAATATGCACCGTTTTTCATCAACAACTCCTTATTTTACAAAATAAAACTTAGGAATACATATCATATAGAATTTCTTTCTATAAATCTCTATACTAAACACTCTAATGCCCCAAATCCAAAAGAATGGAATCAAAATTCTACCCATGATATTTACAAACTCAATATCAATCTCCACCCGGATTATCTTGATTTTCGGAATTTTTCGGGTTGCCATTGGCATTGCCATCTTTGCCACCTCCGTTTTCTCCGCTGTTAACAAATGCTCCAGAATACAGATCAGCCTTTTCCTGCGCTTCTTTTTCTTCTTTTTCGATCTGCTTCAATTCTTCATCTGCATCTTCCACAAGCGGATGATTTTTCAGAATCGTCTTTTTACTTACAATTCCTACGGAATCCTTGCAAATCTGCGCCTGCTCCGTATCATTCTTGATACAGGTACGGGTCCATGTCTGGATGATCGTACCGCACTGAATGCCAAGCGCTTTGCAGATTGCACGCACCAGCCGAGCAAAGCCAAGTCGGAACTCTGTTTCCATCAATCCAGTTTTCATTTCCAAGAGCGAATACATGAATTTCAGCGCTTCACCAGACTGATTACCAAAGTTCTCCGGCTGCGGGTCAAAGCCTTGTCCCTGCTCGAAGATTGCCTTTCTAGTTGCATCCAGTACACTGTTCCGGGCTTCAATCGGAATCTCAATGTTCAGCGTAGACACCGCACCGCCCTCATCCCCATCTACCTTAATGGTCTTGTACTTTTTTAAATCAGATAGGAATCCATTCAGATCTTCACCGCCATATCCAGACAGTACAAAGATCAGCTCCTGTATATCATCCAAATCATTGATAAAGCCGCTGTAAACCTTGTCATATACGTCTATCAGCGGCTTAATGTTGCGCAAATCATCTGTATGGATATTGTTGTTGTAAAACGGGATGAACGGTACTTCTCCAAAATCATGCCGGTAATCGGCAACCATATCACTGGTGGCTGGATCAACAAACATTTCATAGTATGTCAGCAGATTAAGTGTCTCGCCTGATCTTCGCCGGAATGCCTGACACTCTTTATCCGTCCAGTATTCATATACCGTATAATTATCCCTAGTTGCATCGTCGATGTCCGGATACACTCGCATGGCTCCGATCAGCCTGCGTTTAAGGCTACGGTCAAACACCGGGATGATCTGCTCAGACGGAACAACTGCCCATTCAAAACCATTATCGCCCTGCCAGTAATGCACCCAGCCGATGGAAGTATTGGCAGCATTCACACACAATTCCATGCAATTCTTGGCATACTCATCACCCAAGGTTTCCGTGATGCGCTTATTGCTCGCCATACTGCCTACATCGAACAGCGGCGGTGCAGTAAAAGCATAGGATGCTTTCTGGTTTACGATCAGACCATGGAAGTTTCGGGGAATCCGGTTGTCTGCATTGCGCAGCGGATTGTCTGCTTCCTCTTTTTCCTTGTCTTTGGGTTTGTCCCGGAACAGGATGTCTGTCTCATTGCGGTAATAACGTTCTGCTATATCCGCACGCGTCACAAATGCCGCATGGCCGGGTTCATATTTTTTTATCAGTTGTTTCATTGTATCAATATCCATTACCATTCTCCTAAAATGCCGAGATTCTGATAAATAGCAAAAATTTTCGAGGATTGAATTGCGAACCAGTCAACCATTTCCTCATTTTTCGCCCATGCGCCGCCATACTGATTTGAATTATCAGATAACCCACTCTCATTCAAAAATGCATGCACTATTTCATGCCTGAGAGTCTTCCTTCGATATCGCTCCTGTGCTTCTGTGCCATCAATGTTTATAAATTCTTTTTCTGTCATATCGGCAACTACAATCAGTTTTTTCTCCTCGTCACAATACCCGCTCCACTGATTCTTTTTCATCGTTTCATCTTCTGAAATCTTATGAGTTTCAATTGTGTATTCAGTTCCGAGGATATTTACTTTCATATTTTCCATTTCTTACCTCATTTCAAAATACCGATGCTTCCCGGCTTGCGAATAATTGTATAGCAGAAGTACCGCAGTGCATCCATTGCATGATCGTGTTGTTTCACCGGTTTATCCTCGCCACGCTCCGATGCTTTCTGATCCCATATGTACGATCCAAATTCTTTAATTGTGTTCGGGCACTGGTCACTGATCGCAATTTTTCCCTGATTCAGCAGGGATGCCACAAAACGGATACCATCCAGTACATCATTTTTCGCTTTCTTGATCGCATAACCACGCTTTTTCAATTCTGCGATAAATGACGCTGCGGACGGATCAATGATGATCTTCACCGGTTTTATCCCGGCAAGCCATTGTTCCAGATCATCCGCATACTCGGTGTCTGTTTTCTGCCTTTCTTCATCACGACCGGAATAATAATACTCGCGGCAGCATACCCACCGCCCGGAGCGTTCTTTGCACCACAGCAGAAATACTGTTGCATTTTGCGTACCATAGTCACAGGACACATAATAATTTGCATTGGTCAGATCAGCCAGACTGGAAATCACATGCTTGGCAGTGTTGAACATATCGTAAATAATGCCCTCTGCCATCGCCCACAGTCCCAGAATATACCGGCGATAAAATACACCGGTGTACATGCTGCGGTACCGTTCTTTAATTTTCTCCGACAAGCTCAGGTTATCATCCATCGTAAAATGCAAATACAATAGATGCTTTTCTTCTCGCTTATCAATCCATCCGGTCTTGAACCAGTGGTATGGTCCGTCCGGGTTACAGTTGAACCAGTACTTAGAACCATCAACAGAGCATCGCCCGGTTGCCTGGTTCACGAAACTTTCCGGCATCAGCGCAACTTCATCAAAAAAGACCCCAGCCAAGGTAATACCCTGAATGAGATCCTGTGATCGTTCGTCTTTGCCGCCAAATATATAGAAATAGTTGGTCACATCTCCTTTTGTGATGATAACCAAATTATCAGCCCGATGATCTACAACGGTATAACCGCGGCTATGGAGCATCATCTTTAATCCAGACAATACATTTCTTCGAAAAGAACCAATTGTTTTTCCACACATGGCAAAATTCTCGCCATTAAATGAGCTCATCGCCCACATAATAAACGAAAGTGACATGCTCACCGTTTTACCGGATCGGATTGCTCCGTCAGCAATAATGCCGTCGCTGTCTTTTACCGGTGAATCCTTACACCACCAATTCAGCACCATGCGCTGTTTTTGTGAAAACGGTTGGAATTTGAAAATCCTCTTAATTTTCTTCATTGCCCCAGTCCTCTGCTGCAGATCCATTCAGTGCATCGAGAAATCCATCATCTACGGTTTCCTCTCCATCATCAGTTTGGACTTTGGCTTTCAACAGTGCAATTTCGGCTCTCTGCTTCTCGGTGGCAAGATCCATGTGGTCTGTCAACCACTGCAAGGCTTTCATCCGGTCGGCAAGTTTAATCTTGGGGCCGTCTTTCCCTTTGGAAACTTCCGAAATCAATGTTCCATCTACGTTTTTACTGTCCTTTAGGTTCACATAACTGTATGGAACTTCTTCGTCTGTCTCTGGATCTGTAAACGTCCCACTTCCAAATTCTACAAAATCGGTTATGTCGGCAAATGCAATATCCATGTACTTTTGGAATATATCAGGCTCACTCAGAAATTCTCTGTTTAGCCGATTCTGCTTCAATCTGTTGATTTCTTCTTTTACTCCATCATTCCCCAACAGACGATAGCCAATAGATGCCGCAGTCGCATAATCAACACCATAGGCTTTCTGATATGCCTTAGTAGCGTTAAAACACCGGATGTAATAAATACAAAAAAGCTGTTGCTTATCGGTCAAATCGGTATTCTGTATCACCTGCTTGACTTCATCAGCTACAGCCTTTTCTTCACTTTGTTTTTTGTGGGCGTTCTTCTGTGAAACGTTTCGTTTCGTTTCATTTTTATTTTGAAACGTTTCATTTTCATCGGCATCCCACTTATAACGATTCTTCCATGTTCTAATCGTGGCAGCGGAGCAATCTAGTTGACTTGCAATCTCAACCAGCTTCATCCCACCCTCATACAGCTTATGGGCTTTCTCTGCCTTTTCGTTCGGGCTTCTTGCCAATAGTATCACCTGCCTGTTTCTTTTTAGGGAGAAGTGGGACACCCCTGTGTTTCATGGTGCCCCAGTAGTCAAAAGACGAAAAAAGCGCAAGGGGAATCATTTCCTCTTACGCTCTTTCACGCTACAATCATACCACAGATAAGTGTATCATTGTGTATCATCTTTCATTTTTTTGACCAAAATCTCATAATATCCACCAGTCGGATTGAAATGTTTCAATGCCCTGGCGTGAATCCGATGAACCTGTGCCCACTGATATCCCATCTTCACACAGATTTCTTCCCAACTTTGTCTCCGAAGGTATCTGTATGTCAATACCGCCTTTTCCGTCTCATCCTCTAAACGTTCAATATCTGCAAATATCTCTGCATACAGATCAATGCGCTCATACCGTGCCTTAATAAGTTTCCTCTCCAGCTCGTCCAACTTTGCAGCGTAGTCAGAAAGATCTTTCTGATCATGGGCGTGTGGCATATCATCCATGACAAGTGCCGGTGCCATCTTATCCTCTCTTAACTGCTCAATTTCTTCCTCTAAACGTCGTGCAGCACTGACTGCCGGTGTATAGGATCGCAGATACTCCTTTTTCAGTTCGTTATCTTTATCCACTCTTCTCCCTCCCTATTCAATTACTACTCTATAGTAATTTTAACAAGAGGATTTAGCAGATTTGTACCAATTTTTCTTTATACTATCTATTGAAACATATTATGTATAATTTCTTCTGATCTTTGATTTGCCTGCAACAAAATATCTAGTTCCGCTGGCTCCTGTTCCTCATATTCCAAAATTGCCTGTTCCAAAATTCTCATTGCACAAATATATCCTTCAGCCACTTTATCAAACCTCAAAACTATTTGTAAATTAGTAGACACTGCAGCTAGTACACTCACCACCATCCTAGATATTAATTCCAGCTTCGTATCCATAACCATATATATAGTTATAGTTGTCAATGAAATCGACATAACTACCAGCAAATAATGGACACCTATAAAAAAGCCATAACATTTTCTAAACATCATTTGCTTGTCATAATACATTTCAGGCGCCTTTTTACCAAAAGGTTTTTCGCTTTCTTTAAAAAAATCCTTTCCTATATTTCGCCTTTTATAAAAATAGAGAAAAAATTTAATTATACACAAAATTATCAATATAATAACAAAACAACTTATTATAATCCACCGCATGGTTTTTCCCCCTTTTTTTATAATGATAACACATAAATTAAAAGTATTCAAAGGCTTTCCTACCACACCATCCTCATTTGTCCGTCTTGTTCTTCTTCCAGTATTCTTCCCTTACGTTCTACCATTTCTTTTGCAATTTTCTTTTTTCGATAAAAATGTGTTCTACTGATCGGGAGAATGCCGTGGTGCGCTTCCAGCATGTCATACGAGGTTCCCTTTACGATGGATTCTGTCAATTCTGCAGCAATGAAGCTGTCTACCTGGTTGCAAATTTCGAATACTTCCTTTTCGTCCACAGGCATTCCCCCCCCTTTCAATTTTTGCATAAAAAAATACCAACCATCGTATTTGACGGTTGGTAATATCCTATATATCTACTTTGCTCTTTTTGTTTGATAATCTTCAGATAACCTGATTGCTTCATCTGCTTTATATGTATCCATATCATAAAACACAAAATTACAAGTTCTCTTATCATATGCATACCATATTCGGCACCTTGTCTTTTCTGTAAACAAATTCGATAATGCTGTTGCATTTTGTTTGCAGACCATAGATCCCAATGCCCTGAATTGACTTTCATACACAATTCCATGAAGTGCTAGTTCAGAACAGATTTTTGATAGATCTGAATCCATATATTCTTCCAAATGTTCCCCTAATGGTTTTTTGCAATCATATTTCATGTTTATCACCTCGTAGTTTTCTTTAATTATACCACGTCAATCATCAATATTCAATTATCAATGTTCACTTTTTTCAACAAATATGTCATCAGTTCTACTAATTGATATTTTAACGAATAATTATTGCTTTCTCCGCATACACTACATAACAAGAGGCACTATATGATCGCTTGGTGTTGTTATCTGATTCTAAAATTTATAGATTCCTCGCACAGTTTCACCGCAGACGCATAAAATATATAAAACCTCTCCGGTGATCCTATGCAAAACTGCTCAAACCTTTATTTCCTTTCAACACTCGCTTGCCAGCTTGCCGACTGCATGTCAGATGATGAAATTGCCATCCTCGCTGCTGATCTAATAGTGCTGAGTGATATGCTGGCAAATATTACTGCCAGAAATGCAGTCTTTCAAAAAGAATGATTTACCAAGAAAAAAGAGAGCCTATTTCTAAGCTCTCTAATAATTTTATGCCACTTTCATTCTTCTTTTTGCCCGCTCAATAGCCACATCACATATGGCATTGACATAATCAACAACTCTATCAGGTCTCTGAAGTTCCGACTTTCTGCTTTCAAGTTCTGCAAGCCATTCATTTCTCAATCGATCAATTTCTTTTGGATCAGTGCCATCAAACGCAAGTAATAATTCTCTCGTCATTTCGTCAAGCTTTTCATTCATAAATATTTCCTCCCCACCTACTTATCCATAACATAGAGTGTCTCGCCATCAAACGCTTTGTCTGCGTATATTGTCGCACTTTTATTTGTATGAGTATTTTTCAGTTTGATCTGAACATTGCAGTCATTCTCATCTGATAATACATCCTCTATCCTATATCCCACATATCGCCGAAAATCTTCCCCACAATACATAGGTTCCTTGTCATGTACCTCTTCCGAATCTTCTGGATCTGTAACCACCATTCCTTCTCGTTGTTTCATAGCCGTCATGTATCCCCAATAAAAGGCATCTTCCTGCACACCATTGACATATTCCTCAATTGCATCCTGAAACCCAGAATAACCATCCTTTGTCCGCTGGCTTGCCATTGGCTGATTTTCCCTTTCATTCTCCATGATTTCAAGAATCTTCTCGTATCTTTCTAATACCGCTCTATCCATAACTAGGCCACCTCCCCGTATACTATCCGGCATTTATTTACATTGCCGTTTGCAAGTTCCAGTTCAATGACTGTTGGATAGCCGTTCTCCTGCAACCATTCTTTTACCTTCTGGAAAACACTTTCCTTATACTGCATTGTCACACCATCATGCCCATTCCGGCTGTATGCTGTTCTCACGATTTCATCGGTAAAGAGATCCAGCTTCTGAATAATCGCGCTCACCGCTTTATCATGAGGTCTACCAGTTTCCGAAAAAACGCCAAGTTCTTTTGCAATACTCGTGCAGTCCCACAACTTCGGTGTATCAGAGATTAACGGAGCATTAACAGGATAACCGGAATCAGAATAAATTCTTACTACTTCTGCAGCTATGTACTTGGAATCTACTCCAGCATCATGCAGGGCTTCCTTGATGTTCTTTACCATCATATTCACAGATGGAAGTCTCTCTTTCTTCGCACTCTGTACTTTTTTACTTGTCTTGCCTGCCTTGAACTTCTTCTCTACCTGGATGAAATACCGGCGCACCTGCTTGCCTTTCGCATTACGTTCGAGCATTGCCATTTCCTTGGCTGTGTCAAGTTTGATGATATGATTTTGTGCCGGTCTGCCTTTCGCTATATTTTTAGCGAAAATCTGAAAGTCTTCATTTTCAACGGCTTCACAATCATTCAAACGATTTTTCACCCAATCACGATAATTACTTTTTACTCCAAGAACCTCATACAATTCTGAACCATATACTACTTTCTCTCCGGTGCTCATCTCATATACCGGCACCAACTCATTCTCGACTACTGTTAATTCACTCATTGTTAATTATTTCCTTTCTTCGAAAAATTGACTTTTCCACGGAAATAAGCTACAATACACATAGAAGTAGGGCTTGTACTTATTTCCAGTTGCGAGAGCAATCACGTCGGTCGCCAAACTTATCGTGTTTGCTCTTTTTTTGTTTGCAAATCTTTTCGCACATCTTCCGCTACCAAGTCCGCTACATACTGAATAAAAGTTTTATCCTGCATTACAGCTTTTATCTTGGCAGCCTTATGCACACTATCCTCTAAAACTATAGTTGCACGTTTCATTTTTCTTCTCCTTTCCGTGTATCTTTCATGCACATTTATGATTATAGTGTCTATTTCGTACAATGTCAATATACATTTTTACATTTTGGGAAAACTGTGTTATTATGTGTCTAGGAGGTACACAATATGAATAGAATAAAAAATTTACGTTTAGAAAATGGTTTATCCCTGCGAGAACTTGCAAGTGAATTAAATATATCATACTCTTCATTAGGTAAATATGAGCGTGGAGAACAGGAGCCTAGCTTTGAAACTCTTGAAAAAATTTCGAAACGCTTTCATGTTACAACAGACTACCTTCTTGGCTTTAGTAATGTTAAAAATCCCAAATATATGGAAATCCATAAAGAACTAGGTCTGACAGATACATCTATAGAAATCATTAAAAAAAACAAGGAAAACATTGCTCCAGGACTCAATTCTTTTATACAAAATCCAATGTTTTCAGAACTAATAGAATTATATACCGAATATAGTATTCTTGTAGAAATTCCATCTGAAGATTTGGAATCTATGATACAAACCTCATATGGCTATGATTCCTTTGATTTAAATGATTCGTCGGATTTAGCTGCTAGAAATCTAATGGAAAGATTTGAAAAATTACCATCAACAGAAGCATATAAAATGTATATATTAAATATCTTTAATAAGTTATTAGATAACACTACGCCACCTATCGACTAAATAGGACCCATAAAAATCCCCGCTTACATGACGTAGGCGGGGGATTTTTATAATGCACATCTACTCTGAATATGCCAAAATACACTTATTCCATAGCAGAAAGGAGTCTCTACCAATGTCAATAATGCAAAAAATACTCGATTTATTCAAACTAGCAGACGCTACAAATTCTGCCGCAACCGTTCAGGCAACTACCACATCCACATATACTCCAAACCCTAAAATGGAGCAATATTATAAGCGTGAAGCACATAAAAAGGAGAATAACTTAAACATAACCTATCAAGACGTGGCTATTTATGATATGAACCCCTTTGATTTAAAATCGCCATTTATTTCAGATGGGAATTTTGTATGCATTGCCCTGTCCGATCACAATTTAGACCTTGCATACACCTATCTCCATGCAGCCAATAATCTTATCAAACCATTTCAGAAATATTACAGAGATTCGATTTTACCCAACACACTCCGAACAGACACCATATATGAAGGTAAACTGCCAACATCTCACCTTCGGCTTACCCCATATACTTCAACCATGCGTAAATGCAAATATCCATTTTATCTATGGTTACATAATTTTGACAATCATGGGTATATGTTTCTTTACACACTTTACTTTGATCAAAACGGAGAATGGAAAAAAGGAGACTTGTCCTTTAACAATAATAATTCAACTATCTCCTATCAATTTCAAATCCGTAATGATGGGCATGAAAATTATGTACGTCGCATAGATAAAACTTTATATAGAGAGCCATACGGAACAACTACGCTTTATATGGATGATCGAAAGGCGAATAAGTAGCCCTTCCACCAATATTACCACACCATTCTCAACTGACCATCCTGCTCCTCCTCAATCCTTCCCATCCTCTGCTTCATGATCTTCTGCACAATCCGCCGTCTCCGGTAGAAGCAATTCCTGCTGATCGGGAGAATACCGTGGTGTGCTTCCAACATATCATAGCTTGTCCCGCTCACGATGGATTCTGTCAGATATTCCGCTATGAAGCTGTCTACCTGGTTGCAGATCTCGAATACTTCCTTTTCGTTCACATGCATTCCCCCTTTCAATTTTTAGGCAAAAAAATACCAACCATCATATTTGACGGTTGGCATTGTCCTATTTTTTCTTTTTTCGCAGTTCTTGAAATCGCCCTATTGCAATAAACAATGTGCTCAAAACCTGCATTATCAATTCTGCGACATCCACAAAATGCATTTGCATATTAACGTAATCGCTGCCCTCTTCTATTGTTCCATATTGTGCATACAAACTATCTACTGAAGATCCAGAACTCAAACTTTGAATTCCATAAAAAACATAATCAATTTTTTCCTTAATCACTCCAAAATCCAAATTATAAAATTCGTTCATCTCTATGTTCTTGATTCCAAACTCCCATATGATCAGAATCAACAATATGCAGTATCCACATATTTCAATTTTTCTTGCCATAGAATCTTTCAATTTTATACACTTAAAATAAATATAAAACAACACTGCAACAACTACCGCAATAGCAACTAACATTAAAAACATTGCAAACATATTTTCTTCTCCAAATTCTTAATAATATAGATATATTAACAAACCCATCGTCAATATTCAATTGTCAATGTTCATATTTCCCGACACAATTAGGCAAACCCAAATTTTCGGTTTGCCTAATGTTTATCAACTATTTTTATACAGCCATGCCACCTTTACGCCAAATTACATGATATGATTTCATCTGTCCATCAGTTTGCATATACTCGATATCTCTAGGATACCCATGCTCTACATACCAAGAACGAACCATATCTATAACCTCTGGAACATACTTTCTGACTGTTCCTTGCCATTTTCCTTTACTCTCCCATGTATCTGTATACATATTCTCAGGAATATCCAATCGACGAATAATCTCATTTACCGCTTTGTCTGCCGGCTTTCCTGAACTCTGATAATAAATTCCAACGTTTCGAGCAATATGTACCGTGTCAAAATATTGCCGATCTGCTTCGATCATAATTGGAAGTGTCACATCTGCCTTTTCGTAGAGCGATTTCGCTGTAAGAAGCTGTATTTTACTATCACATCCAGCCGCCGCGAGCATAGGTGTAAGTATCTTAACTGCATTATTTACTGCTGATAAACTCTCCGTATGCACGTTCTTGGTTGTTCGCTGTTTCTTCATCTCATAATGTCCTGTCTGACGTAATGCAGGAAGTACTTCATCGGCAACCCAATCTGTAAATTTTTCAGCATTTAGCTTGTGACTCTTGAATACTAACTTATAGACACCACTTTCTGTGATAAAGTTTTCCCCAGTATTATGCAATTTTCTAAAGTTGTATTTAGCAACTTTAGAATTTGTCAGCTTAACTACCTGTTTATCATTCATCTTAGAAACAGCAGCTTTCACTCCATTTTCTCCAATTTCCAAACAAGCGCCTACATGATACGGATTGAATAACACCTGTCCATCAAATTCAAATACTTCAACTTCGTTTCCTTCAAAAATCATTAAATCGTTCATTCTATTTTTCTCCTTGAAAATACGTCTATTTTATAGTTTACTCATATAGATTAAATGATAACTGGTTTATTTATGATATACAAAAGTACAACAAATTAAAAAATATATTGCTTTTTCTACATATCTATCGCGTCCTTATACCGCCTCTCCTGTAACAATATCCCAACGCTCATCCTCAATGAACTGATTTCGGATGATCTCGTCCGTCAGATAGTGCTCTTTGCTTTCGCTGGTGTTTCAACCGTCCATCAGCTTCCGGATCATGTCCTCCTGATGCAGCTCTGCGATATGATCCCGCACGCTTTCTTCCGGGAATGCGATCTGGTAGGTTCGCTCCTTGATCCGGTTCGTGATGCGGTCATCATACTGCAGCGTTTCCAGAGATTCATTACTTGTGAAAATCGTCACTTTCCGGTTTATATAACGCTCATTGATGATCTGGTACAGCTTGTCATTGATCCAGTCTGCCGGCCGTTCCACTCCGAAATCATCAATGACCAGGATATCTGTGGTGCAGAGTGCATCCAGCAAACGGCTCTCACTGTATTCCGCGTCCCGCCGCCATGTATTCTTGATTTCCTGCAGGATGGTCAGTGATACCGCAAATTTGACTGCGTAGCTTTTCATCAGCTCGTTTGCAATCCCTGCCGCAATCCTTGTTTTCCCACTGCCCTTTGTCCGGGACCAGATAAACAGTCCCATCCCCTGCTCCCTCTGGTTCTCAAAATCCCCGAGGTACGCTTTTATGATCCGGCAGGCATCCGACACTTTCTTCCTGCTGTCCCGCTCCCGGTACACATCCATCCGAAATGTTTTCAGTTCCATTCCCCTGAATGCTTCCGGGATATCCGCAAACCGCAGCCGCCGCAACATGATCGCACGCTCCCGGCACTTACACGGCACGGCTGTTTCAATACCGTCCTTTTCGGTCAGAATCCATTCGCTGCCCTTGCAGACTGGGCACACATCAGAACCCTTCGAAACATCCGGAACATCCGCGTTCTTCAAGCAGTTCGTTGAGCGATTTTTCACGCGCTCCAGTATTTCGTTGATCATGTTTTTCATCTGCTGGTCCATCATCCACTCCTTCCAGGTATTGCATAAACAGGTTTTCTTTCAAAAAGTTCTCCGGGTTCTTGATGTACCGGGCTGGTGTCTTTTTCCGCTGGCAGGCAATAGCATAATTCTCTGCCGCTGCAATCAGGCCAGCTTCCGACACTCCGGCATCAACCGCATTGCAGTATTCCGTCTCTGCCAGATAACCAGTGCAGGTTTTCGGATAGGCTGCGGCAAAATCTGCAAACCGCTCCACGGGGGATATAGGGGGTGTGTTTCTTTCCTTCTTCCCTTCTTTCTTTTCTTCTATTGTTGTCGTTTGAATGTCGTTAGAATGTCGGTTGCCTGTCGGTTGCCTGTCATTTTGCTTGTCGATTGTCTGGTACAAATCGTACTTAACCACTGTAAATACAGTAAATTTGTTTGTCGTTTTGCTTGTCACTTCGCCTGTCTTTTTCAGATGTGAAATTGCGGTGCGGATTTCGCGCTCCGTAAGCCCTGTTTCGCCCGACAGCTTCCCGATGGATGAGACAAACGATCCACGTGGAACCGTTGTCCCTTTGAAATTTCCATCCTTCCAGTTGGCTTTCAGAAGCATATGGATAAACAGCCGGGTTGTATTGATATCTGTGTACCATTCCCATTCCAGTAGCCCGCGGCTCAGCTTTATGTAGTTGCCATCCAATCACTCCACCTCCCGAATCAGCACTTCTCGCCACCTTTCAAATGTCATTTTCATTCCGCCTTCACAACAATTCCATACACCTTATACATCTGCCGGAACCGGATCACTCCCATCTGGTGAGCAATCGTATGGTGCTCCCTGCACAGGCAGATCTTCTTATAACCCGAATCATCCACCTTCCGGCGGTTATTTCCCATACCGATTGCATCTTCATGATGGATTTCCCCATCCTTGCCGCAGATGGCACACTTTTTATGCATTAGGCAGTAATACAGATACCGCCCAATATCATCCGTCCGGTCAATCGCATTGTCTGAAAGTGGGATTCCCCACTCTAAAGCAAATTCCAAGATCGTATTGATAAACTCCCTCGCGGTATCCATCGAACAGTTAGAAAGGCTGAAATAAGGATCTCCTGTACGGATCATATGCTCATACTTCATCCGTTCCTTCATTTCTTCCGGTGGATAGCCTGTCCAGTCTGCAATATCCCGGATCGTTGCATATGCTTTCTTCCTCTGCTCCGCAGAGATATGCCGCCCATCATCAAAGCGGATCTCTGCATTCTTGATCTTCTTTCTCTGGAGCAGACCACCAAGTTTCATTCCCGGAACGGAAACAACAAGATCTGTTCCATCACTGTTTTCCCGGTACTGCTTCACATCTACCATCGTATACATCAGTCATCACCATACTTCGATTTCAGACTGTTCAGCATTGTACCAACATCTTCTGCTGATAAACTGTCCCAAGTCTTTCCGTTGCTCGTGATCCAGTATTCAAGATTCACCTTATGTTTGATGCACAGGTCTTTCAGTATCTTAATATTTGCCGGGCTCGGCTTCTCCTCATTACGAGGAATGATGTTGTTAAAAGGCTGCATTTCTTCTTTGAGCCACAGGTTAAATCCAAGCCCCGTATGAATTGCCACACACTTTACAAAGGACCGGCACATACTGTTCCATACCCTCTGCTGGCTCATGGAATTATCCTTGACCGGATTGGAGCCATTCATCACCGGCGACTGCATTTCATACTCATTTTCATCAATTACAACTTTAATTCGTGTCTCATAACATCGATTTGTATTTCCTTTACTATCTGTGAAATCTTTTGAAACCATGCGCAAAGAACTTCCCGTTCCCTCATCCGGAATCGGCACCCAGTAAACTTTCTTTGCACCATTCTCATGCAGCAGATCAATACATTTCGCCCAATTGAGATACGTCATTCCATCCCGTTCCTGGCAATATGGAGTTACGTCAATTTTGCGCATTTCTTCCCACGATTTAAGTGCCATACATCATATCCTCCAACTTCATTTCCATCTGTCCATCCCTGCCACTTCTATATGCTGCAAGGATGTTTTTATTGTTCTCCTTTTTCTTTTCCAGGCAGTCACATGATTCACCCGGATCAAGATGTGCCCCACAATAGGGGCAGGGTCTGTAATACATCACACCACCTTCCGGAAGCATGAAACCATACAATCTTCACAGTAGATTTCTCCGCCAACGTCATAACAATAATCATCCTGAATATGATCCCCACAGCAGACGCACACCGGCCGTTGTTCCAGCCATTCGTCCTGCTCATCCTCATGCATCCGGAAGAAATCATAATTATCCGGGATCGTTTCCATTGTCGGCTCCTTCCTGCAGCAGATCATAAATTGCCTTTGCTTCACCTTTTTGCAGCAGGTCATAGATCCAGTCCGCTGTCTCATCATCCTGTCCGTCTATCAGTGCCGCATAGATCTGCTCCATCGGCTCGTCCATAAGCGGACACGCTGCTTCGGTGTAAATAAATGATCCTGCATTGTTCAGAATCTTTTCTGCGTCCTTGCAGTGCAAATACGCACTTACAAGCGATTCGATTTGACGTAAATTCATATTTTTCACTTGCACATTAAATATATTTCTTGTAAAATAAAGGCATAGCATTTTTAATGCTTATTTTTCTTTTGTTTCCCGAGAGAAATAACCCCCCCAATTAGATGGAATCATTGCTTTGGTCGGCTAATTCCATCTTTTTTATTTCCACATCCAACACTTCCTTGAAATCCCCATCATTTTTCTTTTCCTTTCGCGGGTACGTGAGATTCGAAGCTTTATTCGGATATTGCGGATACATACGCTTTATTCCACTGATGTGCATTTTTCTCCTTTCAACTTGCTTTCCGGAGCTTCTGTATACAGTGCTCGGTTTCCTTCCGCTCTCTTTCCACTCTCTCGAGTGTGTATGCCACATGTGCGATCACCGCGCCAGCAACCACCATACCTGCCGCAATAATCCATCCGATTCCTTCCGAGTCCATCGCAGTTGCACCAAACATCATAATTGCGACTCCTATTTCAAAAGCTCTTTGTTTCATGTTTTCTCCTTTATAGCTTGTCCGCACAGCCACCGCAGTGGCTACTCTACGCGCTTATAACCTGCGCCAAGCGCAAACTTGTCACACAACTCATCAATTTTGTTCTGAGGTATATCCTTGGGATCAATTTGTTTCCATTCACCGGTTTTAGAATCGATCACAAAGGTTCTGTATGTAGCTTTCTTTGGATATCTTGCCATAAGCCCACCTCCTGTTAATAGGTTATTAACTGTGCCTGTACGCGGTTCTTAATTTTCTGAATCTTCCATTTGTGATATAATCTCCTTACAGGACGTTGCCGCGTCCGAGTATTATGAAAGGAGATATTCCGGATGATCAAAATAATTGATGTAAATTGTCCTTATACCAAACGATCCCAACAGATATCGGTCGACTATTGTTATGTACCTGTTATGGGAACTCTACAGAAAAACTACAAGAAAATGTCGTATGAATGTCCCATGTGTGATGAATGTCCACCTGATTTAAAAGATCAATATGGTGGATGTTCCGCGTATAACAGTCTTCCTGTTGCTATCCACGATTAGTGTCCCCTGCATTGCACACCGATATTTTTACGCTTGACTGGCTTATGATCGGATCAAGGTTTTTGAGCCAGTCAAAATCTTTACATCTTCCTGCTTCCCATATCTCACAGTTACTCCCGCACACTTTTCCCAGATCCGCGATCTCTCCGTTTGTCGATTGTGCCAAAAACTCTCTAATGTGCTGTGTTGTGCAATCCATAGCTAACTGGACCTCATTCGTTGATGGCGATTTCTGTTCGTCTGTGTATGTCTCCTTCATATGCATTCGTCTTATTGCTGACATGCGTTCTTGAACCCTCTGACTCAAACAGTCAGCAATTATTGAAGGATGTATAATACATTTCTGCTGGCTTTGAACTTGCTTTTCAAGGTCAGCAATTCTTTTTTCAAGCACCTTCCATCTTTTTCTTGAAATCCACACTCTCTCATCTCCCCTCTGACTTGTCTTTTTCTTCTCCCTCTTCTATAATTGCTTTATCAGCATTATGCTGAAATACAAACGAAAGGAGAATCTTATATGATTTATACTGATGATATTTGCAAATTTCACGCTATCATCACTGATTTGAAAAATTCTGGGGTTTCCGTCCACCTTTATGGAAACTCTACAGAATGTTTCTCTGGTGCATACGCTGGTTTCAATACACCACCCAATAATACGTTGGCAATTCACATTGTTGCTCTTACATCTGTTGGCACTATATATTGCAACAGTTACACAAAATTAAAAGAGCAAGAAGTTGTTGAAAATGCAAAACAATTATATGACCAGCTTTCCGTAACAAATGCCCAAGTATCCTACTCCCAGGATTCTGGTACAGTTACAATCAAATAATTGCATGCGGCATGGTTAATGCTGTGCCGCTAATATTTTTAATGCGTCCAATCTAACTCTTGCATCGCATGTTTCATAAAAAATCCGAAGTGCTTCATTTGTAATAAACAATGTCTGATCTTGCGTGAAACGTTTTGACATATCATCAAATGATTCCTTCCTTATGATTGGCATTTTCTCACTCTCCCTTCTTATGCAATTTGTTCGCATCCTTATTCTTCTCGTTGCTGCTGTTCACTTTTCCCAACCGACATGATATAATTCCTTTATCAAATCTTTGGAGGCTTAGTATGGATAACAGCTTACATAACCTAATCATGGACTCTTGTATGGATGAATCCGTAAAAATAAATCAGCATCTCGACTTACTTGCCGAAGAAAATAGCGCGTCTTTGCGCCGCCAGATAGCAGCATTAGAAGATATTTCTAACCATACAAAAGATCAAGCAAATTCTTTAAAAAAGCATGTTGACCTATTAACTGAACAAGTCAACATCGCACACCAAAACGCTATTGATGCTAAAAAAGATGCTATTTTCTCTCGTGTAATATCTATCATCTCCTTGCTTATTAGTTTTCTGGCATTTATTTTTTCAATAATATAGCCACTACAAATGCAATCATAGAAACTACTAAGGATAGATATGATAAGAACCAAGTTGGAATAGTATCAAACCACTTGATAAAAGACTCTATAACTTTTTTGATGATCTTCACATTCTCACTCTCCTTTCTATCGTGCACGTTTTGTGCTCTTATTGGTCAAAAAAAATAAAGTTGACTGATCTTTTGTAATACTTTGCGAGCCTCATTTTAATATCATCACGAGGTATACGCTCTCCCTGCTCATACATTGCCAAAGCAGAAGTACTTATTCCACAAGCTTTCGCAACCGTATCTCTGCTTTTATCTCCTCTTAATTTGAGGAGACGTTCTGCAATCGCTTGTTTATTCAATCTCCCACCTCCTATATTTTTTGTGCACGTTTCGTGCTTAGTTTTAATATACACGTACTGTGCACATATGTCAAGCACAATTTGTGCATTTTTTTATTTACTTTAATACACGATGCGTGTATAATATGCTTAAAGATATACGGAGGTATTAAGCATGGCTCAATTTGATAAGATATTAAAATTATTGAGAAACGAAAAAAATATGTCCCAGCAAGAACTCGCTGATGCCCTTGGAATATCCAAAAGTTCTATAAATATGTATGAGCGAGGCGAACGGCAACCAAATTTTGAAGTGTTAGAAACAATTGCCGATTTCTTCAATGTAGATATTGATTATTTGTTAGGACGAACAAACAAAACAACCAAAATAATAAATCCAAACACCATTGCTGCACATTTTGACGGTGATGAATACACACCAGAGGAACTCGATGAAATCAAAGCATTTGCAGAATTTGTCAAGTCCAAAAGAAAATAGTCCTTTTTATTGGACAATACATAGTTTAGAATGCGGTGGAGGTGATCCTAATGAATAAATTTGAAAAATTATGCCAGACCGCTTCTGATATAGATGTTGACATTGTAGACTATCCATTCACCAGCGATCGTTTCAAAGGTTTGTATTGTGATGGAACCATCGCACTCAATCAAGATATATGTGCCGATTCAGAAAAAGCTTGTATCCTGGCCGAAGAACTCGGACACCATTTCACTACTGTAGGGAATATTACAGATCAGAAGGAAACCGAAAACCGAAAGCAGGAACGACGAGCACGGGTCTGGGCATACAATGAAATGATTTCCCTATCGGATTTAGTGGATTCATATAAAGATGGATGCCGAAGCAGATATGAAATTGCAGAACATCTGGAAGTAACAGAAGAATTTTTGCAAGAATGCTTGGACTATTTTCACGAAAAGTATGGTTTATATGCTAAACAGAACAACTATTTGATATATTTTGAGCCACTTGGTGTGCTTGAATTATATAATAATTAGAAAGGGGCTTATATTATGAAAAAGTTTAAAATTCTTTTAATTGCACTTGTCCTTATAATGTGCTCAATTCAACCTTCAACAGCTTCTGCTGCTCAAAAACATTATGTAATCAATGCTGATGTCTACTATGAAATCCAGCGTGGAGAAAACCTACCTTTATATGTCATTGGTTATAAAAACAGTTCAAAAGTAAAATGGAAATCTTCCAATCCGAAAATAGCATCTGTTAATAGTAAAGGTGTAGTAACTGGAAAAAAGGGTGGAAATGTAGTTATTACAGCAACCATTGGAAAGAAAAAATACAAAACGGAAGTTGATGTAATATATGGAGAAGAGATAATATACGATAAAGATATAAATTCTAATAGTAAAAACGATTCACTTTATGATGAGCCTATAGCAGTAATCAATTATGACAAGAAAACACTGTCCTCGGGAGAAACTGTCCAATTAAAAATTGCTGGAACAAACAAGAAAATAACTTGGAAATCTTCCAATTCGTCAATTGCTACAGTTTCAAAAAAGGGAGTTGTTACAGCGATTTCCCCGGGCAAAGCTACAATTACAGGTAGTTTTAAAGAAAACGGGTATATTTGCGAAACCTATTGCAAAATTACTGTATCTTCTCCGTGGATGAGTGAGAAAGATCTCTCAAAATATTATAATGTAGACTTTTCCGCTGATAAAAGTGATATGATTTATATCTCTGGAGATTCATCTGATAGTTTGACCGGAATGGTACCATCTTATTACTTAAAAGATATTCCTTCATCTCCACAAATAGATGTAATTTATGGAACAGAATTGCATTACAAATGGGACGGAGAAAAATTTTTATACAATGTTGAGGATTTAAAAACTTTAGGAATTATCAAAACCTCATCTAAATAGAATATATCTTGATACTGTTATCAGATCATCAATCTGATATTGAAATGATAATATCTTTTATATTCTAATCTAATAAAAAAAACATCTTTTACAGAACTGATGTTTGTTTTGTTGGAGGTACATATGGGTAGTATTACAAAAATCATTAAATTTTATCAATTTAAGCCGCAACCATGCCTTTCAAACAATGGCATTACTCAAAAATCTACTTTTGATTTACTTAAAATTGTTTTTAAAACCGGATCAAGTCACAATATAAATTATGACAAAGAAGTTTACACCATCGATATCCTAGAAATCGGAGATAATTATATTTTTGGTAAATGCGCAAAAGAAAATGAATTACGTGTTGGGAGCTTTCTTCAAACTCGAAATAAACACACCAATGAAACGGAACCCTATTCTTCCGTTTCTCCAGATACACAGTTAGAAGTTTATACCTTTTTCTTTATTGATTGCTCGAAAAATAGAATGGCAGCTATTCAGCATAAAAGTATCACGAAACTCGGTCAAATATTGTCGGCTGGAATTTGGCAATTATCCCACAATACACTAGAGTTTTTTATTGCTCCAGAACGAATAAAGGATATTAAGAAAACCGCTAAAAAGATACGCAAAAACCAAAAGTTATCTGTATCATTTGCCCCAAATTCTATGTCAAAATATAATATAGATTCACTTGCAGATGAATTAGGCGGAATTAAATACGATTCTTTTTCAATTGATATAAAATTATCACCGTCCAACTCAAATAGTGTAATAGACAATATATGCGATCGTTATAATAATGACAAGGACGCTTTTAAAAGTTTGAAACTGATTGGTCAGAATGATTCTGGTTTTGAAGAAACTTTAGATTTTATAGGAACACTTTTTACTCATTGTACCAATTTTGATTTATCAGAGAATTCCATATCTAATTATGATATAATAAAGAAAAAGTTATCTGATTCATTATCAATAGAACAATAGAAGTAAGAGGAGGTTATAAAGTGCGAAATGTAAGAGGTTTTATCAAATATCATTCATGTATTATTTTCCCTGCTATATTCTCTCTTATAGCTTATATTGTCAACTTAAAGCACACCTTTACAGATATTTGTTCGGACAAAATCACCTCGTTAGTGTCCATCAATACGTCATTAATCGGTGTTCTTATAACAATACTTACCATTTACTTAGCAGTGCCCAAAAATGACCTCGTAAAGCAGCGATTTAAGGACTCTAAACACGAGCGAATTTATTTAAGTAACATATTGGTTGGAATCATAATTTTGTTTCTTTCCATAATATCTTGGATATTTTTTGATTCAATTTTACTTTTAATAATGTTATTTTTTGCGGGAGTATCAAACATTGCGATCGCAATTTACTATACTTTTTCACTAATCAAATTAATGTAAAGTTTCCGGCTCTACCAACGCCAGAGCGGGTACCTTGACAATATAATACACTTACCCAGGCAGCTGGAGGACGTGCTCTCATCTGATCCGAGTCTCACGGAAAGGATGATTATTATGGTTTCATGGAATGACTTATTTACTTTCGTCATCATGTTGGTGGCGATACTGACTTACATAGATACCCAACGAAGACATAAGAAATAGCCGTCCTGCTCTCGTCAAAGTTTAGGAACGGCTATCTCTTGATAACTAAGTATTAAATTCGCCGGGTCGGGTGAAGTGCACTCACCTTCCGGCTGCCTCGTTAAGTGTATTATATGTTACATTTACACTTTTGTCAAACTAAATACCGCCCTGCTCTACCAAAGCAAGGCGGCAAGCTCCCGAATGATACGAAAGCACTCAACAAGCATATTGTATCATTCTCGGAGCAGCTTCGCAAGCGGAACACCCGTTCCACGCTGGCTGTTATTTTTGTACCCAAAAACATACACTATAGAGAAAGAGGTGTAATATGCCATGAAAGAAACCCTATCTGAACGCAAAACCGGCGCGATCTACATCCGTGTATCCACCGACAAGCAGGAAGAACTTTCCCCGGATGCGCAGCTTCGTCTGCTGATGGATTATGCGAAAACCAACCACACCGATATCCCCATGGAATATATTTTCCAAGACAACGGGATCTCCGGCCGGAAAGCAGACAAACGCCCGGCGTTCCAACAGATGATTGCACTGGCGAAGTCCAAAGAGCACCCGATCGATACGATCATCGTGTGGAAATTCTCCCGTTTTGCCCGGAATCAGGAGGAATCCATTGTGTACAAATCACTCCTGAAAAAGAACAACGTCGATGTGGTGAGCGTGTCCGAGCCACTTATCGACGGACCGTTTGGCTCCCTGATCGAGCGGATCATCGAGTGGATGGACGAATACTACTCCATCCGCCTCTCCGGGGAAGTGATGCGCGGCATGACACAAAATGCGCTGCGTGGACATTATCAAGGGGATGCCCCGATCGGCTACCAGTCCCCTGGCAATAAAAAACCTCCGGAAAAAGATCCGAAAACCATACAGATCCCAATCATGATGAAAGATCTACTGCTCTCTGGCTCTTCGCTGCTGCAGATTGCGCGAAAACTCAACGAGCATGGCTACCGCACGAAACATGGAAACCTCTGGGATGCTCGCGGCGTGCGCTATGTACTGGAAAATCCGTTTTATGCCGGTATCTCCCGGTGGAACTATACGGACCGAGGGCGACAACTAAAACCGGCAGATGAAGTTATATACACCAAAGGCAACTGGGAACCTTTGTGGGATAAAGCCACTCTGAAAGAAATCCAAAAACACCTTGCCATGAATATGCGAAAAGCAAAGTCCAGAGATGTATCCACCGCCAAACACTGGCTGAGTGGCCTGCTGATCTGCTCCTCCTGCGGTGGCACGCTGGCATATTCCGGTACAAAAAACAGCAGAGGTTTCCAATGCTGGAAATACACGAAGGGATTTTGCAACGAATCGCACTACATAGGCATCCACCCCATTGAAAAAATGGTGATTGAATATCTGGAAAGCATCTTGCACTCTCCTGCAATCGTTTATACGGTAATCTCCTCTGCCTCCGCTGATGCAGACTCCAAACTCGCGGATCTTGAAAAGCAGTTACAAAAAGTGGAAAATAAAGAAAAGCGGATCAAAGCCGCCTATTTGAATGAGATTGACTCATTAGAGGAATACAAAGCAAACAAAGCCGCGCTCTTAAAAGAACGTGCAGCCATTGAAAAAAATATCAAACTGCTGACGATTTCAAACACCGACATGTCTAAAGAAGAAATGGACAAAAAAATGAAGCAGAACATTTCTGCTCTGCTTACAGTCTTACAGGATGATTCCGCAGATTACGTCCAGAAAGGAAACATGATGCGGAATGTCGTTGACCACATCGTGTTTGACCGCGAAAACACAAGTCTCGATATGTTCCTAAAGCTTGTAATTTAGCGGGTTTCAAGGCATTATAGGGTATTACAGTACGGTGGTCCCGATGGCGAAATGGGAGCTTCCATGCGCTATCTGGCCCAGCGGTTTTCTTTTGCAAATCCGCGGATTGCCGGTGTACTTACTGACATCGGAACCGAGGAACTTGCTCACCTCGAAATGATTGGTGCGATTGTCCGCCAGCTGACACGCGGACTTTCCGCCAAAGAACTGGAAGCTTCCGGATTTGCACCATATTATATTGATCACACCGCAGGTGTCTGGCCGCAGGCTGCGGGTGGAGTTCCATTTTCCGCTACCGAATTTCAGTCAAGTGGTGATGCCATTGCTGATCTGGTGGAAGATATGGCAGCAGATGGTACGATTGTGTAA